CCGTGTGGGGAAACATCACAACATATTGACAACCTAAGTAAAAATTAAAAACCCTTGATTTTCAGGGGTTTTTTCTTTTGCCTTCTTTGTCAATCCTAGCGAAAAAGTGTATTCAGAAGTGGATTTTGTCCCCAATTTGTCCCCCAAGCCGTCCCCTCATTCAGATTCGTTTTGAGCTTGAGTTTTCTTTTCTTTTTCGGCAATCCGCTTGGCCGCGATTTCCAAAGCTTCTTCCCAGAAGCATGATAAAAATCGTTGAAATAGAAAAAGCCCTCGGCAAAAATTGAAGGCCCAGGCATTTCCACATAGTAAAATTTAATCTTCATCTTCCCATTTGTAATATACCTTTAACTTATTATGCCAACTAAATGGAATGTATCTATCATGTTGTAATCTGCCGACAACTATACCGGGCGCTATTCCTATACGATCCGCAAACATTATAATTTTGTCGGCAGAATAAGTCTTTTCTTGCACAAATTTCTCGTACTCATTTGGTGGTATTAGCAAGTTAGAGGCAAATCTGTCTGCCTCAGCTTCTTTCTCTTTTTCTTTTTGATCTTTAATTTCAAAGCCTTCTATAAATGTGTCCTTTTTTCCATGAAGAATTATGTGTCCTGCTTCATGGAAAAAAGTAAACCAGAGGTGATCATTTGTTTTATGCCTTACACTTAATGCAATCATAGGATTTTTTGAATTTAGCCATTTTGTAGCTCCACTAACCCTCGTCCCATTGAGTTCGGGTATAAAAACTACAGCAACTCCGCATTCATTACAAATACGTTCCATCTCTGGAATAAATTTATCTGGGTCCGTTTCTTTGGTAAGCTTTCGTATCTGGGTCAAACTTTGCTTAAACTTACTTTTATCGAATTCAACACAATCTTGCTTAACGGCTTCAAGTTCAGCCTTCCTTATCCAACACGCCAGAGCATATTGATCACTCTCAAGGGTTGGTGATTTTCTGAAGGCCACCCTTGTTTGCCATATGTCTCCCCAAGCTTTGATAGAAGCTACACCAAAGAATTTTAATAATTCATCTAGTTGCTCCTTATCGTTATCTTTACGTTCAATCCAGCCTTTTTTCGTTAATTCTTTGATTGGAAAGTTTTTAAGCCAATCTGTATCTTTTTCTAAATCCTCCATGTGCTTAGCTCGAGCAATGGCTTCTCGATAGTTTGTCTCCAAATTTATCCAAAATTTAGCAGGGATACCCAAAACACGTTCAAATTGTAATGCAGTATCAGGAGTAATTGCTATATCCCCTTTTATAATTCCGTTTATTGTTTTTAAAGGTCTCCCTGTTCTTCTAGCCAACTCTGCCTGGGATAGATTCATCTCCTCTATGGTTTCCAACAATGTTTCCCCAGGAGGGATTAAGTAAAGGGGTTCAAACTTATACACTTCATTTTTACTAATCATGGTAATCAACCACCTCAATAATTAAAATGGCAGTAATCTTTTTCAAATCAAAACTTCCGTCTGGAGCCAAAGGGGAAGAATCGCTTTGTGGGTCAAAATATGGTTCAAATACCAATCGATATGGGTGCTTTAAGTCAACAGCAAATTGATTATCACGCTTCCCCTTCAGCTTATGTAGTCTTGCCCCAGGCACCAACCTTATATGTTCAAGACATTCAGCAGCATATAATTCTTTAAGTCTCTGCTGAATTTTTTTAGTCATATTACCGTATCGTCGATTCATCTCTCGTGGATTGGAAAACACTTCGATCAACTTTTTGTCCTTAAAATAAATCTTCATATGTATTGATTCCCATCTATGACAAAATTATTCACCTTAAAGGTTAATGTTTTTGATTAAATTATACGCTATTTCACTGTACAGGAAAAGGGTGATTTTGTCCTAAAGAACACGAAAAGTCACTAATTAAGCAAGGACATCATATAGGCAGCAGACAGCAAGCAAAACAAAAAAGCCCCCACCCCGGATGGAGTGAGGGCTTTATTTATACGATAATGGCTTGATAACCTTTTTTCTTAAGCTCTTCAACCAGTTTTTCTGCATTTTTTCGGTCACTGAACGCTCCAACCTGGACACGGTAGAGCTTTCCATTCGTTTGCGTTGTTTGCTGCGTCTTTTTCTTCAGGTCCAAAGCCTTTTCCAAACCAACAACATGTCCCCAGGCCAGCTTCTCCAGGAATTCCTTGTCTTTGAGTTTAGTCGCGTCCTGAGCATTATCGATGAAGAGATTTTCCGTCAACAAGGCCGGCATTTTCGTCTCCCGCAACACGGCAAAATTGGCCGTTTTCTTACCCCGGTCTCTTACGTCCACCATCCGAATCACTTCCGCATGGATGACATCGTGGTAAGCCACAGTCCGACTGGCCGCCGCCGGATGACGATACGACTCCCACCCGGTACCACCACCGGCATTGATATGGATTGAGAGGAAGAAGTCGGCACCCCAATTGTTAGCCAACTTAGCACGCTCCGAAAGATCCAAATAGGTATCGGATTCCCTGGTGAGCCGCACCTGCACACCGGTGTATTCGGTCTCCAGAATGCGCCGAATGCGCCGGGCGATGTCCAACGTCAAATCCTTCTCCTTAAGCCCATTGGCCACAGCCCCCGGGTCGTGGCCGCCGTGGCCGGGGTCGAGCATGATTTTCATTTGGTATCCTCTCCCTCTTTTTTCATCTGCTCAAAATGGCGACGCAAGAATGACGGAATCGGCACGCCTAACCTCTCCATGTTCTCGATGATGCTGATGCCCTCGACGGCAATCAAAAAGAGGATCATGGCATTCCTCAGAAATTGTGAGTCTGCTGTGCCAGCCACAATGTCAAGTTGATGAGCAATTATCACCAAGCCAATCATTGCTCCTTTTTTAACAAGCCCCCGGAACGCACGCTTTGAGCTGGCCCCAGTCTCCTTTGTTCCGACGAATAACCCCGTCACAAAATCCACTGCCATGAAAATGGTCAAGGCGATGATCAAGTGGTCAATTCCCCCCAAAAGAAAGGCGACGCTTGCGGCGCCGCCTCCGACAAAGAATGTATAAAAGCTGTCCGTTTTCTGCATCGTTCCCTCTCCTCCCCAAATAAAAAACACCCTCCCGGGTGCTTGTTACACATTTTGATCCTATCGTGTAGGAGTAATTAAAATGTTAGTTGACTTTTTAAGTTCGTAACCTTTTTTTATCAGTATTGATTTATCTCTAAATGTTGTAGGTATTTTATAAATTTTCACTGTGTATGGTATTTCTTTCCTAAGTGCTTCAAAATCCCATTTGTCAGGGTTATATTCCAAAACCAAGTTCGGTTTGTGCCGAATTAATAAATCTCGCATACCCTTGATAACTTGTAATTCATACCCCTCAACATCGATTTTGACAAGACTGATTTTCCCTTCTACTTCTTTCAAATCCTCGTCTAACTTGACCACATCGACGTATTTATCGGACGTTGGATCGTATGAACCGAGCCCGATGTTGAAATCTTTCTCATGCTCGTTAAATGGTATTTTTCCATTTTGATCGCCTACAGCAACTTTTCTTATAAATACGTTGCTGATGTAGTTTGTCTCTAGATTTTCTTTGATCCTCGCACACATCGAAGCCCGTGGTTCGTATGCGTAAACTCTCCCTTTTTCACCAACACACCGAGATAAAACTAAGCTGTGTATGCCGATGTTCGCTCCAACATCCACCGCAATCGTTCCTTTTTCTGCTTGTTCTTTGTAAATTTGAAAGATTGTTAAATTATCGTCAAACCCCATAATAAAAACTCTACTCGAATTGGCATCAGTAGACGTTGACTTAATCACCAAATCGTCAAAACCGATTTTGCTGAGCCCAAGATCAGTATCCACGCCTTTGCCAAACAATTTTAATTGAGCTCGAAATACGGTCAACATAAATGCTTCTGACCATTTGACATTGTTTGACTCTGTCAATCCATACCATTTCCGCGCATGGTCTTTAATGATTTGATGTGCCTCGCAATCCGGCTCTGCATATGCTTTTAAGACATAATTTTCGATTTTCTTCTTTTGAAATGCTTCGAGAATCAAGCGATAAAATAATAATTTCTGATCGCGGATAAGGGATGAAATACTCACTATCACCAACCGCCTTTTGTATTTTTTCAAAATTATATCATCGTTTAAGGCGTAGCAATAGTGGCTGTTTTAATTTCTCCGCTTGCTCCTTTCGCCTTAATTTTTAAAGAGGTTCCATCCCAATACAAAACACATTGCTCATTTCCGATTGTCACGGACTGCGGCTCCTTTTGTTTGAAAAATAGTAACGGCTGGACTTGGTTATCATTAAAATTGCAGTTAAGCGAATCAAAATCCGAACCTTGAAATTCTACGATTTTGCTAGCGTCGAACCCAAGCCCACCGATGTCATAACTGTTATTCCCAATGCTGACTGCGCGTTTCGGAGAATTATCGTATTGATACCACCCGAATGCAAAGGAGTTTGTTCTAAAGTTGTTGCCATCAATCGTTACACCTTGGCAAGCCATGAAGATAATACCATGTGTCGCACCATGATTAAATTGATTGCCTTTTATTGATATTCCTGAAGCTGATAACCCACTTCCTGTTCCTAATTTTAAATGATAAGCGTTTGTGTTTCCATCATCTTCAAAATAGTTCCCGCTAAGGTTTGCTCCGAAGCAATTGAACATATCAATTTCTGTCTTATTTTCAAAGGTGTTCCCAATCAAACTGAGGCCACTGCTATTAATCCACTGTAACGCTTTGACTGTACAAATCATCGAACAATTTAATAGTGTCACTGAATTTGAAGCTGACTGTAAATCGAATCCAAGAGCACATCCCATGATTCGGCAAGTGTCATACAACAAAAAATACGAGTCGTTTGTTCTTACCGCTGTGTTTAAACTATCAAACCACACATTTTTAACTGATACATTGGTACTTTGGTTTGCTACATACAGACCAACGCAACCTGTCATTCCATATCCATCAATTTTTAGATTTTCAATCGAGCATTCTCGCGCATTTGACAATGTCACTAACGTAACGTCATTCGTGCTCGGGACCAAAACTGTATTCTGCTCGTCCATTCCAATCAGCCGATTGCCTGTTTTCAAACGTATCCCTGAGACTTTATATACCCCAGGCGGCAAAATTACGGTTCCAAAGTTATCAAGTGCGCTTTGGATCACAGCGGTATCGTCAACAACCCCATCCCCAACTGCACCGAGAGATTTTACGTTGACTCCACGCTGCTCTAGTTCCTCTTTCAACCCTGTTATATTTTCAATTTTATGTGCTTTCGCATCATCATTCAAATGCGCAACAAGATCAGACGTGTTTTGATCCGCTTTTTGGTTTGCCTGCTGCGCAGTTTGAGTGGCGGATTGTGCGGTAGCCAAGGCCGTGTCAGCCGTTGTCTTAGCATCTTGAATTCGGACGTCAAGTTCTTCCAAATCCCGTTTCAGGGCATAAACCAGTGAATCGTCAATTACTGCACTCACGTTCGGCGCGTTCCCGGTCAGCGTCCGGATATCAATATATTTCTCGATGACATCAGGACCGCCGCCTGGAGGAATATACTCCGCGTTCGCGCCAGCATTGCCGTAGCAATACAAGATTTCCCCGATGTCCGGATCTTGCGCAAACACCCCTATCTCACGGAAATAAAAACCTTCCGTGACATCGGAATTTGAAAGCATCGTCCCGATTACAGCAACCCCACCTGGACGAACTTCAATCTTTCGAATATCAATCGTCTTCTTTGGACTGATCAGATTCGTCAATGTTGGGATAGACTGACCACCCAAATTCCCATCGCCTATTTTGATTTTTGTATAAACGAGCTGCGCGCCGGCCTGTGCCTTCGCTTGCAAAGCTCTCCCTTGGTTTGTCAGTATCAAACCACCGAATGCACCCATATCACACCACCTGCTCCACTGTCATGTATTCGCCCATGTGCAGGACGTTGGCAAAGTACAAAGGCATGTCGTCAACGCTTTTTATTTCGATTGATTCAAGCCATGCACTGGCCCGCTTGACGGAATTGACCGCCGCAATGAACTCCTGCGCCCGCTCGTTGGTGGCCGACGGGTCCGTGATGATGACCTTAAAATAGCCTGGGTTCCCGCCGTATTCCCACCATTCCACCACGTCCCCGCTGAAAAAGGTGACCCGAACCAATTCCTCCACCGCCGAGGGGGTGCCTTTGCGCTTGTGCCAGGCGATGGCATTCTTGACAAGCTCCCGTTTTTGTTCAATCGGGAGCGTAATCTCGTAAAAATCCACATGCCATTGCCATGCCAAGAGGTCCAGCACAGGGCCGGAGAGTTCGTCGATGCGGGATATCAGCACGCAGTTGGCGATGGCAAGGGCAATCTCCTGCAATTCGGGAGTAATAGCTTTGGCCAAAGCCACCACGTCAGGGTCTTGCTGGAGGGAATCAGGGAGAAGAGCTTCCAGCCGAATATTGAAAAGATCAACCATCCTCCAACCCCCCGAACTCTACATTCACATCTTGCTCAATCGCCACTTCGTACTTTTCAATAGGCTGATTGATAGGCTCGGTAACCACAACCCGCTTCGCTCCTGCATTCTTCACTCGCGCGATAAGTTCCGAAGGGTCAATCGCCCGCCCCAGGCGCGACTTCTGCCAGATGATGTATTCCTGAATCGCTTGGTTCACTCTTTCTTGGATCTCAATCGCTACGCTTGCGTCTTCCGTACTGATCCAGTAGGTGAGGTCAATATCATAATTGACAACTTCCGGCGCCAAAACTTGCACCTGGTCAGTCAAGGGGCGCCTTCTACGGTCGTTACACATCTCATAAACCGCGTCCAGGATCTCCTGCCCCGGGAGTTCCCCTCCTTGCAGTAGGGGCCGGATTTCCACCATCATCGGAGCCGGGCTGTGAACAGATACGTCTACAATGCTCGGATGTGCCGTCATGGCCCAATAGCGATACGCTTCCGTTGGGCCGGCCACGGAAAAGGATTCGGGCGACAGGCGGATGCGCTCGGCATACGAGTCGTCGTCCTCGACATCCGTCCCACCCTGGCTTTCCGTGATGTTCTCAACGTATTGCACCCATTGGATTGGGTCCACCAGTTGGTTGATCTGCCCCGGGAGGTATCCATTACCGACAGTCCCCGGCTGGGTGCATTCTGCAGGAACGTCGATATACGACACCCCACCAGGCACAACTACGTTCTGAGTCGTAGCAAAAAAGACCCCATCGCCAGCGGTCGCCCGAGTACCGGCTGGGATGATGAGCTGCGACGGTGCAGATAGCGTAAATCTCAGCGTTGTGACCGCAGGAGAAGCAGGAAGTCTGGGTGTTTCGTATGACGCCCCAATCGCATCGAGTGCGTCCCCGATGGCAAAGGCCAGGAGGTTCTGTTTGGCCGCAAAGTCGATGTTGACCCGCAGCTGCACCAAGGCAGAAACAATCACTTGAACAAATTTCCTGAGAGGATCGGCAGGCGACAACCGCCGTCCGGTGTTCTGCTCAAATCGCTGCAGGATTTCCGACTCAATTAGCAACGGCGACTTTTCCGCGAAATTGATATCCGGTAGATTAAACCTCGCCATCTTGCACCCTCACCCTTACCCTCACCACTGGCCTTAATCTGCCGTTCAAACCGTTCCCCTCAAAGGAGACGCTCACCACCTGCGCCCGGGGCTCGTACCGCTGAATCGCCTCGATGATACGAGCCCCCATCCTCGCCTGGGCAATTTGGATTGGGGCGTCCAGTTCTGGTTCCCAGCCGAAATCCCGGTCCATAGGACACGAAAATATAGGAGTGGCCAAAATAAAGGCGACGTTCTGTAGAACTTCTGCCACTCCAGTCGCCCCGAAGTCGATCCGTTTCAGTTCATCGGTCACCACGTATTCACCCATGGCGCCTCACCTCGCATATTCCTCCATAGTCACATCTGCCACCCCAAGGATCACCCTCCCCCGGCCATCGAACCGGAGCCAATTCTGGCGCACGGAGGTTATCTTCCATCGATACACACCGAGCGCGAACCCCCCTATGATGAGAGGCTCCGCTCGCCCCTCCCGGCACATGATCAGAAGTTTGTCCATCTCCGCCTTTGGATTGACGCCCCAGGCAGCGTCAAACCGCATCGAAAAGCTGATGGTGTCCAGTTCCGGCCCAATGAATTCCGACGTGGGCTTGCGCAGAATGATGTTGTGATTTTCCCATCGTGCCGAAGCCGAACGGGAAAAGTCATGGATCGTGCGGATTCTCTCGGACGAGACCTCGAAAATCACTTCGCCGAAACTCCCGATGAGCCCCACAGCTACCCCCTCCTTACTATTCGGGCGGGCCGGTGGTGCCGCTCCCGCCCATGACGCCGCCGTGCACATGCGTTTTCAAGCTGATGTCTCCGGCCACGACGTCACCCGAGACGTTCAGATCGCCAGATACTCGCACGTCCCCGGTCACATTCACGTTCCCAGTGGCCACGATATTCACCGGGCCCTTTGCGTCGATGATGAGGGTATGGGTTCCAGCGTCATACTCGATTCTAGTTCCGTCGACGAAAGAGATGTGCCGCTTGTCTCCGTTCGAAACAGGTGGAGGGTTGGCCTCCGAGTAGAGGCTTCCCAGCACAAATCCCCGAGAGTTTCCCGAGGGTAGATAGAGGCACACCACCAGCTCCCCTGGTGACGGGAGCCAGTAATCCTTAGCTGCCAAAGCCCCCCGAACCAAAACGGGCAAATCATGTGAGACGGCCTCGTCCTTGTCCTCAAACGCCACCCGCGCCATGCACCTGTCCGGGTCTACCGATGAAACCCGGCCCACACGCACCAAGTTCTTCAGAATCGGGTCCATCAGTACCCCTCCAGACATTTGCGCAGCGAAAGACCCGTCGTGTAGCCGTTCTGCTGCGCATGAGTCGCCTGCGTGATGATGTACTTGCCGTCCCAGGAACCAAACCCGGCCAGCTGCACGGTCTGCCCCGCAAGATACCGGATGTTCCCCGTCAGAGACAACGAAAACGTGACACCTTCCCTGTTGCGTTCGCGGAGCCTCTTCTTGGCAAGCCGTTCCGCTTGCTTGATGCTTTCCACTTGCTCATTCACCACCAGAATCCGCCCAGTCTTCGGCGGGTTTGGCGGGGTAAACGTATGACGGATGGTGCGGTCTTTCTTCTCGTCGTGATAGACCACCCGGCAGGCCCGATAAACGCCGGTGAGAGTCCTTCTGCCGCTGTACTGTATGACGTTTTCATCACCGCGAGAGATCGTTCCGATAACGGGCCGTTGTTCATACTTCTGCTCATCAAAGATTACGATTCTCGCGTCGGATATTTTCAGACACAACCCGGCGTCGTTGCACATCCGGGAAAGAAATTCAAGATCCGTCTCTTCCGTTTGGTCCACCCGGTCATATTCCGGGTCATCATCCGTGTCGTAAAAAAGGGACAGCCTGTTAGCCCTGGCGACGTCCTTGGCCACCACGGATAGCCTCGTCTTCTCCCAAGCCCGGTTTTTCCGCTGCCCCTTGAGAGCGGAAGAACTTGGGACCGACAGCGCCTTGATTTGCACAGTGGAAGGGGGGCCGGAGAACTCAATCTCGTCGATTTCAAATTGCCCGAGGTCCAGGGAGTCGGATTTTCCCTCCTTCTCCCAGTTCTGCCGGATGATCCTCGCGCGAATTACCGCCCCCTCTTCCGGCATCCACCGTCCCATCCAACGTCGGCCTTTGTCTTCCAGGGTGATCTGCAAGTCGTCGGCCTGCCCGCTCAAATTGTCGGTGAAAGTCCAACCGACCAAATACTGCTGCAAGTCCTGCGTGATGTCTTTGTTCTCGTAAATCAGTTGGAGCCGCGCTCGTCTGGTATTCACGACGATTCCGCCCTCCTCCATGGAGGAAGCGTGTCGGGCGTCTCTTCAGTCTCCACGTCAGGAATAACCAACTTGACGTTGGCCGGGAAAACCACGATTTGCCGGTAATCGGGGTTGGCTTCCATCAGGACGTCCATGTAGTATTCGCTACCGAGCGTCTTCTTTGCAATGCTGTCCCACATATCCCCCTGGACGGTCACATATTCCCTAGCCATCGAATGCCAACCTCCTCCGTTGGTGTTCGAAGGCTTTAAACTTCTCCACAAAATCATCCTTCTGCCGCTTCAACTCGTCCATCACTTCTGGGCCGGCGCCGTTGATCACCGGAGCAAACGTGATGTTATACGTCACGTTTTCGCCACCACGCACTCCGAGCGCTTCACCCGCACGCTGCCAAAGGGATAGAGCTCTTTGGGACCTGTCCAGTGGGATGATGGCCTCCGGCCCTTCCTCGCCCACCATGCCGACGTGCGGCCTGGTCACGATACCCCCTCTGGCATATGCCGGCATTATCATGTTTGCCCGGCTCAGTCGTTGGGTCAATTCCCCGCTTGGCTGCGCTCGACTCAGGCCCCTGAACTTTTCAACCAGCCAGGCGATTTTCCGTCCCAATGATTCCGCGAGGGCGGCAGCTCCCGGGAAGACGCTCTTGAAAGCATCCCACAAGCCGTTAACCGCTTTTCTCACGCTTTCAATGTTCTGATACAAGTAGACACCAACCGCAATAAGTCCACCGATGGCCGTAATCACCATCCCGATGGGATTCATGCGCATGGCCAAATTCAGGGCCCGTTGTGCGACCGTAAGGGACTTGGTGACGGCAGTCTGCATTACAGTTTTGTTCGTCGCGATGGTTTGCTGCGCCGTTAATCTCAAATAGGCTTTTTTGAGCCCCTCCACCGCAAGCGCTCCTTGATTCCAGACGAACTTCAGGGCTAGCCAGGCGATTCTGGCAGCAATTAACCCCCCTATGCCGGTTAAGATAGCGTTTGTAACCCCTGGATATTTCTGGGCAAATTCGGCAGCTCCTTGTGCGGCGACGGCAATCCCTTGAGCCGCAGCGTTCAATCTAGGTAGAAAGATGTCCCCAAAAGCAACGGCAGCTTCCGTCGCCGAATTTCTTAAGAGCTGCATTTGCGCAGCCGTAGACTGCAGCTTGGCCTGAAACTCCCGGTCCATGGAACCTTTTCTTTGCTCGTCATTGAGCAGGCCGAGCTGTCGTCTATATTCGTCGATAGCCCCCGCCAAAGCGGCGATGTCGTCCCCATACTCCTTGCCAAACAGCGACGTGGTGACCTCGGTTTGACGAGCCTTGTCCAGACTGTTGATTGCATCCAAAATCTTGAGGATCGTGCCCTGGGCATCGGTTACCATGCCCTTGTTGACTTCTTCGGCAGTCATCCCGAGCGCCTTCAGGCCCTCTTGGAATCTCTCCGGCTGCATCTGGGCAATCGTCAGTTCACGGATGAGGGCATTGGACGCCGTAGCGGCCACTTCCGCCGATTTACCCAGGGTGAGGAAGGTGGAGGCCAATGCCGCCGTCTGGTGAGCGCTCAGGCCCACTTGCTTGGCCGTACCTCCAACCCGCTGCAACACTTCAATGATGTCGGCCCCTTTGGCAATGGCGTTGTCGTCCAGGTAGTTAATCGTGTCGGCCAGGTCTCCGATCTCCGGAATGGGGATGCCCATGACCTTGGCCACTTTTCCCATCTGCTCACCAATCACGTCAGGGGCCATTTCAAAGGCAGTCGCCATTTTCGCCACTTCCCGGGCGTAATCAATGAGCTGCTCCTTTGGGATGTCCATGCGGGCGCCGGCCTCGACCATAGCGGCGATCTCATTCGTCGCCATGGGGATCTCCCGGCCAAGCAGCTGGATTTGCTTCCGCATGTCGTAATAGACGGAGGTCAGGTTCCCGTTTTCATCCCGGGCCCCTTGGACTTGTTTGGCGACCCCGAGCATTGCGGTTTCAAAATCCATGGCCGCCTTCGCCGCATAGACAAAAGGGGCGGCTAACGCCGCCGTGTCTACGATCTGCCCCCGGATTTGTGCACTGCGGGAATGGAGTTCGTTCAGCCTTTGCTGGGATTGGGAGAGCCTCTCCTGGATGCGCTGCGTCTTCTCGAGTTGCTGTGTCAGGCGCTGATGGGCCGCCTTGTATGCGTCGGCGGCAATAACCCCTTTTTTGTGCTGCGCCTCGAGTTCCCGCAGTCCCGTTTTAAGCTGCTTGGTCTGCTGCCCAAGCGTTGATAATTGAGTCGATGCGGAAGCAAAGGCCCCTCGGAACGAGCTGGCCAGCCGGCCTGCGATCTGAAAGCTGATTTCGTATACCTTTCTTGCCACCTATTTCCCCCCTTTCTCTTTCCGCAGTTCTTCTAAAGCCAAAAACCACTCGTCCCATTCGATTAGGGGCATCTGCATCCAGTACTCCACCGATGAATAAGTCGCTTGGGACAGAGCCAGGGCAACTACTCGGATTTTGCGGAATCCACTTCTGTCAATACCCATCCGAACAAAAAATTTGAAACCTCGGTTGTCACCCGCATAAAATCAGGCCCCGACAAGCGCAGAATGTCATCCACAAGAAGACCTGACGCTTTCGAGGCCACACAAGCATGGATCATGGCGGAGTTAGCATTGATGCTGTGAGGTATCCCGGGTTCCTTCGCCCTGGCCTCCAGTTCCGCTTTGATCAAGTCCTCTCCCGTGATCTTGTCGAGATCCAAAACAATGGTGTCGATGACCTTATCGTCTTTCTTAATCGGCGAAGCCAAACGTATTGTCTTCTTCATGACTTCCACCCCTAGATTCCCAACGCCCGGCGGACATCGCTAAGGTAGTCCACGCCGTCGATAACGCATTTGTAGTTGAGCTTGTCGATTTCGGTGACGGTCTGCCCGTCAACATCAATCTTGATGTAAAGGACCTCCAGCTCTGTGGTACCGTCCGAATTCGCCCCCGTTTCCAGGCTCCCCAACTCAATGGTTTTCGGAATGCCCTGGACCACAATCCTGACCGACCGAATTCGGTATTGCCCCTGGGCCGCATCGTACTCCTGATAAGCCCCCCTGAGTTCCAGCCGTTGGGACCGCTGCCGAAGCAGGCGCAGGAGATCCCGCGTCACCGTGCGCCATGTGAGGCTCACCGTCATGCTGCCGAAATGGCCCAGTGTGGGGGACTCATACTCCCCCGCAATTCCGGCGCCGGACACCGTTTCCGTCATGGCCTCGAAAGACGGAAGAGTGACATCGGCCACTCCCTTTAGGTCGGTGCTGCCGTCCAGGTACGCACGAAAAGCCGTCAGCCGTTCAGGGACCGTATTTACTGCCACTCTGATCACCTCCACCTATTAAGCCGCGAACAATGCGCTGAGGTTGTTCACGTCGAATTCGAGCTTAAACTCCAGGGCCTCCGCTGGTACCGGTGGTGTCAATCGTACATGGAACCTGACCACACCGCTGAGCAAGTCGGTCTCCGGGTTGTCCGCCGCTCGAAACTCCACCTGCCCGCCCAGCAGGGCTCCTCTGGCGGTCAAACCGTTCAACCAGATGTTCAGGCTGTCCACCACCGTATCAATAAGCCGGCGATTGGTGGGATCATCCACGTTCTGCCAAAAAGTGAGGATGATAGTGTTCGACACCCAGTTGAACATTCTCCGCACCGGGATAAAGGTGTCCTTCACATCCGTGCTCGCCGGATAAGCACCGGTCCGATTGCCCCACAGCTTCCAACCGCCGATGAAATTCAGCGCCGTGACAACGCCTTCCCCATTCAGGTACGCCGCCTGATCGGGGCCAAGAGAGACTTCCTCCCCTCCTTCGATGACGGCGCCATTTGCTTGCAGGCTCTTGTTCGAGGGACTGACGAACGGAATGTCGTCGTTCTCGCTGTCGGTGCGGCAGGTCACGCCGGCAAACTGGGTGGAGAGATGATAGACCTCATCCCCAAGCTGTACCTTCGGCCAGCAGACCACCTGATAGGCGCTGGTGTAATTCTTGTCGTTTTTCCAACTCGGGACCTTTGTGTAGAGGTCGGCTTCGGAGTCATCCACGTCCGTGATGGCCATAGCTTTGAAGACGCCGTTGATGTTGGAGGCCTTGACGGTCATCACGGCGGCCACCGTCGGATTGTGACTCCAGCCGGGGGCCAGAATCTGCCCAGGGACCAGGCGGAACAAGGGGAAGACTTGGTTGACCAGTTCCAGGCCGGTCACCTTCCCGGTCGTACCGTCCACTCCCCCGATGATGTCGTTGGCCGTCACCGCCGACGGGTTCAAGTGGTCATAGTCCACGCTGAGAGTGGCTCCCGCCGGGATGTTGCCGGAAGGCAGCCTGGTGATCACGGCCCGCTCCTCGTCATCAAAAGCGAGGGTGTAATCGACATCCCGTTGATAAGTGGTCTGCCCATCGCTGGATTTTACGACTACGGTGGACAGCAAAACCCCTTTCTGTTGCAGGGTTGCCTGGCCTCCGGAATCCAACGTGACCGATTCCGCCGTCACGCTGGTTTTGTGCTTGGACGGATCGAGCACATTAATAAACACCACCGGAGCAACCGCGAACAACTGAAAGTGGGATTTCATAAACTCGCACAGAGTGAAGCTCTTCCAGTCCCGGGAAAAGCCCAGCATACGGACAGCCTCTTCGAAGGGAAAGACCAACGCCGGCTTACTCACGTACCCCTGATTTTCCGCCAGATGGATAGGAGCCGGACCGACCACGACAGGAAGCCCAGATGACGCCTCCACCGGCGGAGAAACGGATGTGGGAACCTCGGTAGTATAAACCCCGTGCCTGTAGGCCATCACTTACCGCCCCCTTTCAGGTAATTCTCAACTTGGTTGAACCATACACTTTCTGCTGTTCCGCCCTTTCCAATCGCCACAACCGTCTTCGTGAGGTCTTCGACCGGCACTAAAAGACGGCGAATCGCCGGGCACTTTTCGATGTGCGGCGACAAGTAATCAGGCACTCCACCGCGAAACACGGTGAATTGCAGTAATTGCCCGTTGGGAAAATTTGGTCCGCAGTAGACGAGTTGCTCTGCGGCTTTTTCAACTTCCGGTTTGGCCTTGCGCGAAGACATCTTCGAGATAGCCTCCCTCTTCCTCGGTTCTTGGAATGACCACGTTGACGGTCATTAAAGCCACCCATTCCGGGAATGGTTGTTCTTCGGGGAGTTCCATTTTCACCGGATACTCCACCTTAAAGGGACCGAAAAACTTCTGCTTCAGCAGGGCATGCTTGATCCGGGTCAGCACATTCAACGCATCACGCCAGCCGTCCGCCGCTTCCTCGCTGTAGGTTCCGGCGATTATACGCACGATGGCGGTGTCTTGCTGCCCGTTGTCTTCATCCTCTAGGTACCTAACCACGACATAGGGGTAATCCGGCGGATTTTGGTCCTGGCCGGGTTTCTTTTCCCCTAGATAGCCGCCGATCACCTGCGGCTCCTTCTTGATTCCGGTGACGTTGGAGTTGAGCACAAACTCCTTAACGACCTGCCGAATGAACTTAACCAACTCATCCACCAAAACAATCGGCGTCATGGCTCTTCCTCCATCAGTCCTTCAGGAAACGTCGGATCTCATGCTCCAGGCGATCATCCAGGCGTTCCGCCGCTTTTTCCTCGACCCATCTCCGCACGTCCTCGGACTCCAGCATCTGAGGCACCGACGGACCGAAGCGTTCAATGATGGGCAGTCTCGGCTTCCCCGCCCGGTGGAAGACCCCAAGGTGGCCGGAGGGCATACGAGCGACAAAAGCCTTCTCCACCGTACCGCCGGCGCCCCTCTTCACGCGCACCACAATCGGCCTCTTGCGCCGGGGCTGGGGCTGCCTCGGAGTGACCCGAAACTTGGTGAGCGGAAAGAGGTGCCCCCTTGATATCACAATGGCGTGGAGATCGCTGGGGGTCGCCTTATAGATCTTGATTGTTTGGATGACATCTTGGTGCCGCACGTAATACGTCTCGCGCACCTTCCGGGCCGCCTCGGTCCTGGCCGTTTCTGCGGCCCGGTTGATGGCGTTCGCCATAGCTCGGGGAGCCGCCCCCGGGACCTTCGCCAGCACCCTTTCCGCCCTTTCCATTTGCTCCAGCGTAAGCTCAATCACGCCTCGTTCGCCTCCAGTGTGATCTCCAGCACTCCGTGACTTTCGCTGCACTCGGATATGAGGTACAATTCCCCATCCACACGCATGTGCTGGCCGACCACGGGTCTAGTGGCCAAGTCTTCCTTCCGCACAAAAAGGACCTTGGAATTGACGTAAATACCCTGGGACGAGCGATACAATTCCACCGGTTCCCGGGGGCGTTCTTTCAACACATTTTCATCCAGGACACAGACAACTTCTTTCCCGTCGATATCATGCAGTTCCCCGAATTCATCGAGGGAAAAGAAGATATTCAGATCCCGAATTGCGTGTTCTTTGAAATTCATTGCTCTTCCCCGTCCACCACGACGTCACCGCCGTCGAAGTCCGGAAGGCCCAAGTCCTCTTCATCTTCGGTGGCCGCTTCGTGGGAGTTCAGCCAGTCTTCCAGAAGCCTGACAGCCGTCTTCCTGGGCTCGGTCTTCCCCATCTCCGCCTCAAGAAGAGCCCGCACCTCCTCCACGTCTTCCGCCGTTTCGAGGTACCTCTTCAATTCCTCGATGGTCATATCCGCTACAGGGGGAACAGCCTTTTTACCCGTCGGATCACCCAGGATAGGGCCCAGAAGCCCTTCCTCCGCCGGCGCGATGGCCCCCTGCTTCAGCAGAGACTCCACATCTTCCCTCTCCGCAAGAAAAAAGGAGCCTTTAGGGTAAAAGGCCCCTTTGTGTTTAACAATCCCTTTTCTTACTTCAAACTGCACTGAAGTCCACCCCCTAACTGGTTACCGTGTTAATCACGGCCCAGGCGGAGACGTCAAACGGCTTCGGAATCGGGCGAGACTTGACGATGAGAGATTTCGTGTCCGTATCCCGGTTCACCGTCACCTTAGCCACCCTCGGCCCTTCCACGGTGACAAAATCGATGGAACCTTCCGGGATGATTGTGTTGGCTCCGTACAGCATTTCACCCAGATTCACGGCCCCGACAATCACCTTGTGGGGTTGAATGTAGGGTTTCAACTGCTCGTCCGTCTCATCGTAATACCAGGCAATGTATTGATACAGGTCCAACCCCAGATCCGTCAACCGTCCGATGTAGGCATAGCCGTTTCCGTTTTGAATGTTGAGCTGCGGATTGATGGCCCCAAATTGGGCATAGCGCAGGTCCAGCTTGTTCATGAACTTCTCGTCTTCGCGCAGGTTCGCCCAGGCTCCCTCACCCAAGATGGCCACGGTGGGATTGTATCCGGCTTTCCGAACCAGCGAAACCGCATTATACAGGTCCTCGTATTTATTGGAACCCGGGTCGTTCCACTGGTCCGTTCCGGTGAGGTTGATCACGTTGTCAAAGCCGTAATCGATGACATCCGTCCTCACCTCTTGGGCCGTGTCATCCACATAGCCCGTGACCGTTACGGTCCCGGTTTGCAGCAGCTCCGCCAACATGACCTCTTCTCGGCGCACAATCATGTCATCAAGCTCCTGGTAGTCCTGCTGCATCAACTCCAAGGCCCTTTCTTCCGGGGTCAACCCCCCAAACACCTGCTCCCCAGGGAGCCTTGTCTGCAACAGATCGGTGTCGTAAGGAGCCGAGATGTTGATGAACGGCGGAGTGTAAATCTCCGTGCGATACCCATCTCTCCGAATGTTGACAGGACGAGACCCCTCCGCCACAAACGGAGCCACCCTTTGCCGGTTTTTGCGAAAGTCCATCAGGACATGCTTAGTCGCAAAAGTGGAAAAGCTGGGGGCAAAGGTGTCCCGCAGAAAGGTCGTGACCGGCATCCTTTTCTGGAACGCCGGCTGCATGGTTTGAGGCTCATAAATCCCGATATTCCCTCCGGTGGCCATGGCCACGTTTTGTGGACGAGCCAACCAGTTTACCACAGTGCTGTGCTTGATTTTCAACTCCATCACCCTTTCCGTCAGAGATTAATAATCCGTCTTAAAGTAAATGTTTCCGGCACGAAGCTCCTCCTGGTGCGCCTTGACATCGTCTCCATCGGCCACGTAAAGCGAGTCGTAATTAAAGAGGCCGGAGGTAAAGACCACGGCCTTCTTATCGCCGTCAGTCGTATCAATTTCTTCGGCCAGGACTACCGAAGCCACTTCGCTCCCGTCCGTGCTGGTAGCACTCACCAACCGATACTTGCCTACATTCGGGTCTGCCTCGGCAGTCACTTTGCCCAACACCGCCCCGACTTGCAGCACCCCTTGACCTCCTGCCACAGTCACCGACGAGGTCATGGCCGGGATCTCCGTGCCCGCAAACAAAGTCCGCGTTTCAACCACTCCGAATTCCGCCATTTTTCACCTTACCTCCTCCGGATATTTTGGGGACGACCCAACTGAGAGGCCGCCGCGATTCGGTTGAAAATCTCATTCAGGTCTTTCAGGTTGCCTAGGTCGTACTCCTTCTCCGCGACCTGATCCGTCGCTTGCGCCTGCACCTGGTCCGTCCCGGCCTTTTTGTTGGCCTCGACAGCCGCCTCGAACAGGCCGGGGTTGATGATTTTCCCTTCCTTCAGGGCCCGGTAGGCCAACTGCTCCGCCGTCATCGGGTTCTCCCCGTACTTGGCCTCCCGGACCAGGTCGGGGTCGATGCTGGCCGCAATGGCGTCGATGGCCTTCAAGCGTTCCCGCTCTTTGGCAACTGGATCTTCCGCAGCCGTTCCCTGCGTGTTCGCCTGTGGAACCTGCGGCGCAGCAACGCCGGTCACTTGCTCTTCCCTAGCTTCTGCGGTCTTTTTTTCATTCATTTCCCTCGACTCCCCTTTCTTTTTCAAGAGTTCGTTCCTCAGCTTGTTAATCACCTGACGGGGCAGTACCTGAGCAGAAGTAGAGGCGACCAGGGCAAGGGAGGCTTCCTCGTCGAACATGATCTCGTCGACAAACCCCTTCTCCAGCGCCTCCTGCGCAGTGAGCCACGTCTCCTGGTTCATGAGACGCAACAGTTCGGATTCACTCAGCCCACTTTTCAGCCGGTACGCATTGGCGATGGACTTGTTCCACCCCTTCAACACTTCCGACTCGTGGGCGTGGCCCCGGTAATCCCCGATGCTCACCGACGACACGTTGTGGATCATGATCTGGGCGGTCGGGCTGATCATCACCTTGTCCCCGGCCATGGCGACCACCGAAGCAGCCGACGAGGCCACCCCGACAATCTTCACCGTCACATTCCCCGGGTACTCTTTCAGGGCCGTGTAAATTTCGGACCCCGCATACACGTCCCCGCCAGGGGAGTTGATGTAGACCTCCAGATCCTCCCCTCCCGCCTCTTCCATCGCCTGCAAAACCATCGCCGGCGATGTCGATTCCATCTCCAACCAGTCGTAAATCCACTGGTCGTCGTTCGCCACGATGACCCCCTTGATGTCAATCCTCTTGGCCATTTCCCGTCTCACCCCCCTTCCACGGTTATCCGCTCCCCATTCTGCGGAAGGCCCCTTCTCGCCTCCCACTCCCGGCGGAGCACGTCGATATTGGACTCCCAATCCATGCCCGTCAGTTCCGCCGTCTCCCGCTCATGCGTACTGAACCCGTGCTCAATACGCTTGACCGCCGCCTCGACCTCCTTGATCGGGTCGATTTGGCCGGGGGACGGGCCAATCCACATGGCATGGCTCCAGAGCTTCCGCCGGACCGGGTCCTGGAAGAAACCCGGCGCTTGAATCCGCCCCGTGGCCACGGCCTCAAAGAGCCAGGTCTCATAAATGGGCTGGCAAAAGGCGGCGGCAAACCAGTCGCGCCGGTCGCGGAACGGGCGCCAAGCTTGCAGGAGAGCCGCCCGGCTGGCCGAGTAGCTGCTGTTGAAGACCCCCAACAGCATCTCGTAAGGAATGTCCAGGGCCGCGCCCACAAGCTGCGCCATGGCCCGGGTAAAGGCTTCGAACCCGGCCACAGGGTGCTTCGGCTCCCCGAATTTGACGTCCTCGCCTTGCGCCAAGACGTTGATGGTCCCCGGCCCCATCTCGTAGCTCGCCAGGCGCTCCTCTGGAGGAAGCGAAAGCCGGTCATCGCCCGTAATCGAATCTTCGAAAGGAAGATCGTTCGTGGGTCCCTCGCTGAGAATGAAAGCCGTGAAGAAACTGTTCACGATGGCCGCCGCAATTTCGGCTTCCGTGTACCGGCTCATCTGCTTGAGCTGCTCGATGACCGTGGCCAGGTAGGGGACTCCCCTATACTGCTCCGCCCGCTCCGGGTCGATGACAAAAAGCACGTTGGGCAGTCCCGTCACGGAATTGACGGCCTCGACCCTGGCCCATTGCAGGGGCTCCCGCGTCGACAGCAAGCTGTTGGGGTACTTATTGCTTATCCAGTAAGCCACCACCCTGCCCTCCGGGTCGGTTTCCACCCCGCTGTAAATCTTCCCGCCGCCGGGCAGCTCCACGTACTCCGTGGTGTAGTCCTCCGAAAAAACGCGCTCGGAGAAAGCCGACAGGGAAGAAGCGGGAGTGGCAAGCCTGTCCCCTTCGATGAGGTGCAGCCTGAGGCGGTACGGGTTCATTCCCTCCGGGGCTCCATACTTGAGCACGCACAACGAGTCTCCGTTCAACAGCCAACCAACCAGCGCAATCCTCTGGGCGTCGTAGAAGTCGTTGAGTCCTGTATGATCCACCTTCGACGAGGCCCAGAGGTCGAACTCGAACTCCGTGCGTTCCTCCCACTCCTTGGCCTGCTGCGGCGTCAGCCCCAAACGGCGGTAATTCAGTTGGCACTTCAAAGTCAGGCCAGAACCCAAGATGTTGGACTGGTTTTTCTTGATGGCGCTGGTCGCCAGGCCCCCCGACATGTAGAGGTCCCGGCTTCGCTCCCGCAGGAGCCTGAGATTATTCCCGATGTCCTCTTGGGGGCTCCGGCTGGTACTCACCCAGCCCTTCATGGACGACTTTCTTCGGCTGGCCCCGCTGTGAGAGTAGCCGCTGTTGGTGAACCGCTGCAACATAGAAAGCCTTGCGCGAGCCAATTCCCGCCGCAAGGCCCTCTCAGGCGATATCCAGGCGATGGCTTTGTCGAGCAAGTTCACAATTCACACCACCCCCTTCACAGGTCGCGGTAAATGATTCTGTACGATTTACGACGCCCCAGGCCGCCTTCCTCCAGGGCCGCCTCCAGCTCTTCTTTCCGCTTCTCCAGCTGGCGAATCTCCGCCTGCACCGCCGGGAGCGTCGCCCGGGTGATTTGGCGGCTGCCGATGGAGTACGATTGGGCCCCCTCCAAGATGGCCGCTTCCGCCTGGTAGTAGAGTTCCAGCCGGCGCTTTACCTCTTCCAGTTGTCTTTGCAGCCGGTCTCGTCTCCGCATTTTCGTCACCTACCACAGATTGGCTCTTTTCACCAGAGCCCTTTTTCTTGGCCTTTGCTCCTGCTTTTCCGCAGGCTGCCCGGTTCCCTTGATCCGCTGCTCCAACGCGTCATAGTTCGGATTCAGGATCTCCTTTGCGGCCAGCGCATAGACCCGGGTATCAAGTGCTTCGTTCCGAGCGTGAGAGGATATCTTCTCCCAGACGTAGCGGGTCTGGCCTTTCACGATCCTGGGTACCAATCGTTCCGAAAGGAGCCCCTGGAAGTAGTAGCGGTCATACCCACGTCGCTCATCCTTCGGAAAATGACAGTACTTCGGGCCGGGCTCCTGCACCCGCAAAGCGGAGTAGACGCTGCTTTTTCCGTCGTCCACCCCAAGGATTACCAGAAGAGCCTTCTCCTTGTTGTTCCTCGTGTACCGATGGATGAGAGGGATGCCAGGCCCCCCTTGCCCTTTAATGGAGAGGATTCTCCGGTGCTCGTTTTTCTTCGTGAACTTGTAAATCGCGGAGGTAAAATGGCCGCCGGAGTCGACGCAGGCGCATGCGATCTTCAAGCCCTTTCCGTCTTTGAATCGAAAGACCTTACTCAGCACGTCGTCAAGCTGCTGGAGGGTTTGAGGATCATCCGGTTTTCCAATGATGACGCCATACTCGATGCCCCAGCTTTCATCCCCGTGCCCCCAGCCGACGATTTCATACTCCAGGCGGTCGTCTTGTGTATCCACCCCCGCCGTCAGGAGTAGCACACCGTCCGGAAGATCTGCGGGATATTCCTCCCGGCGACTAAGCAGGGAATCCTCCTCCATCTGGTCGCCTCGGTCCTCCCACGTCTCGGCAAGTACGGTGTTTGTAAAAGCCTTGAACAGTTCAGGATGGTCTTTTGACTCCAGAAACTCCTGGACAATATCTCTCCAGGACGACCAGGGGGAGACGAATGCATTCAGCCAGAAACTGCGGACCCTGTTTTTTAGCCCCACAGGGTTCCCGGGAATCCACTTTCCCGGCTGCTTCTTTACCTCGTGCTCTCCGAAATGTTCCAAACAGCTAGGGCAACGCCAGTAAACCTCGTGCACTTGATAGACCTTTCGGTGGCCGATCTCTTGCGAATCATAGTCGAAGCGAATATCCCGCAGAACGATGGGGTGATATTCGCCGCATCTCGGGCATTGAATGCTCCATTTTTCCTGCGTCCCCCTTTCATACGCCAACTCAATCCTGGACAAACCTTTAAGCGTCGGCGTAGATACAAAGACTTTTTTCCTGTTCCAGAAGTTGGTCGTCCTTTTCTCAGCCAGAGCGAGAGGATCACCTTCTGTTCCCGCGCTCGCAGGGAAACGGTCGACCTCGTCCGCCAGGAGGATGCGAATGGGCCGCATAGCCAATCCCGAGGGAGAGTTGGCACCGACCAGTGTGATATGGCCCCCGGGAAAGGTTTTGTGCAGGAGGGTGTTCCCACTGTCCCGGCTTTTGGCGTCCGCAACTTTCCCGCGCAGCGCCGGCGAATCCCGAATCATGGGGGCCAGGCGGTCCTTGGAAAAGGCCTCCGCAATCTTGTCAGTCGGCATGATCAGGAGGATAGGCGCAGGGTCGAAGTCAATGTGATACCCGATAATGTTCAGGAGTATCTCGGTCTTTCCCACCTGGGAGGACGTCATGACAACAACCGTCTCGACTCGTGAGTCGTGGATGGCGTCCATGATATCCCGCTGATACGGCGCCCGTTCTGTCCTCCACTGCCCTGGCTCAGGCGAGGACTCAGGAGAAAGCCGGCGGTATAAATCTGCCCACTCAGAGACCGTCAGTTCCGGCGGCGGAGCTACCACCTTGACAATTTCCCGGAACAGAGCCACCGTGTTATTCGCGCTCATCAGGGCCACCGCCCTGGGTCACCTCTTCCGTGGTCGTTTCTTCGCCGCCGCCAAGTACCAGGGTGTCCTTACTATGCTGGTAGAAGACTTCCGGGTCGTACTCGGAAAGCTCCGCCAGCGCCTCATACACTTCCGCCTTCAGAATGTCCTGAATCACCGCAATGTCCTTCTGGTCAATCAGCTTCGGAGCCGCCCGGGTGGGAATGGCCAAGCAGCGAGCCCGGAAAGCGCCGAGCATGTCATTCATCACCCGCCGCACGTCTTCCGAACGGTGGAGTTCCCCCCGCATGACCTGGACCTCAAGTTCCGCCTTTTGCCGATTGGCTCGGGTCAGCAGAATCTTCTCCTTCTGCAGGTCGCTGTCCGTATTGCCGCGCCCAAAAGCCCGCTCCTGCAAATACTTGATGTACCCCTGAATGGTTGGCGCCAGTTCATACCGGCCTTGGGCCGCCTGCTGGATCACGCCCTCCTTGGTAAGCTGTTGGATTCGTCGCTCCGTCAAATTGAACAGTTTGGCAATGACCTTCGTGGGATACAGCGGAGCACCGGGGTCGCTTTTCATCAGGCCATCACCACTCTTTCTGTCTCGACTTCGTCAAAGGTTTTCCCAGAGCTGGCCAGGACGGCCTTCTTTCCGGTGAAGTCTTGCCAGCGACGCACGATGACGTCGCAGTATTTCTCGTCCAGTTCAACCAATCGGGCCTTCCGTCCCGTCTTTTCACAGGCAATCATGGTGGAGCCCGACCCGCCGAACGGGTCAAAGACCACATCCCCGCGCTTCGAGCTATTCTTTAGCATGTCAATGATTAGACCCACCGGCTTCATCGTGGGATATTCTGCGCTTCGCGCCGGCTTTTCGTGCCGGAAAATCGTCGGCACAACCTCCTCCACCGTGATGTCGGTTCCTCCGATGATGACCGACGTGGAGCCGAGGTCGATCTGGTACCTCCCATCCGGGAGCTGGACGAAGGGGAGGTCATCCAACGCCTCAATGACCGTCGTCTGCTTCCGGCCTCCGTACCAAGCATGCGCCGCCCCCGGCTTCCAGCCGTAAAGGATAGGCTCGTGCTTCCACTGGTAGTCCGACCGGCCCAGCACCATCGTGTTTTTTACCCAGATGAGACACCCAGAGAGTTTGAACCCCGCGTCGATGAACGCTCGCCTGAAATTGAGTCCCTCGGTATCCGCATGTGCGACATAGATGGGGCCTCCTTCCTTCAGGGCAGAGAACATCACCCCGAAAGCTGCAACTAAAAAGGAGCAGAATTCCTCCTGCTCCATCTTGTCGTTTCGGATTTTCAGGGCGTCTTTGGTTTTGCCGACGTAGTCCACGTTGTAAGGAGGGTCGGTCCAGCACATATCGCACAATTCCCCGTTCAACAGGGCCTGGACTTCCTCCCACGACGTGGAGTCCCCGCAGAGCAGCCGGTGATCCCCAAGCATCCAAAGATCCCCGCGCCGGGTCACCGTCGGTTCTTCCGGCTCCGGTGCCTCGTCGTCATCGATTAAACCAACGGCCTCTTCCTCATCCCCCAGGGTGAGGTAATAGTCGAGCTCGTCATCATCAAAACCCGTGAGAGACAAGTCAAAGCCGAATTCGTTTTTTAGCTCGCCCAGTTCCAAAGCCAGAAGCTCCTCATCCCAGCCGGCATCCAACGCCAAGCGGTTGTCGGCCAGGATGTAGGCCTTTTTTTGGTACTCGTTCAGGTGTTGAATCCGGAGGCAGGGCACCTTCTCCATGCCGAGCTACCGGGCCGCGAGTACACGACCATGGCCGGCAATAATGCTGTTGTTCTCGTCGATGAGCACAGGGTTGATGAACCCGAACTCCTGAATGCTTGCCGCGATTTTGGCGATTTGCTCAGGGGAGTGAGTTCTGGCGTTTCGCGCATACGGAATCAGGTCGTCCACTCCGAGCATCTCAATGTATTGCCGATAATCCGCGTTTTCCCGCATCTCCGATTCACCACCTTACCCATTGCCCTTTGGAAGCGAAATGCTTTCTCGGGGCCTGTCGCTAGCCAAATTTCGGGGCTCGGACGATCCGCATTTGTTCAAACCGCCAGAAGGACCCGCTGGTCTCTCACACACACATCCCCAAACCGAGCCCTCCTGCCACGGCCGCTTCGCCATACCGTTCTTGACAAAACACCTTTCTACTTATAGGTGGCAATCGTAAGACAAAATTCACTGCTTCAAAAACAAAACCAGCCTATCCGACACAGAATAGGCTGGTTTCTTTTCGCTCGGCTATTTTCTTCTCTGCACGCTCAATCAGCTTTTGAACTGTCCCTTTTGCTATTCCCATCAGGTTTGCAATCTCACCGTAAGACAAACATTGCCCTCTGCTCATCAAATATACTTCACGTTCCAACTTTGTCAGCGGGCTCAATGCATCTTCAATTCGCTGCATATCCCAATCAGTGATAGTCGGCTTTTCCTCGAATGCATCATAAAATGCCGCCCGCATTACATAACGCTGAATGTGAATCGGATCAATCGGCCGTTCTCGTTGGTAGGCTGCTAAACGCTCAACTCCCCTTCTATTCCCAGGTCTCCTTCCTGTAGACATCCATTCAATCGCATATTCCAAATCGCTAATCATACCTGTGAGCAGTTCATATTCCCCTTTGTCCAAACAATCCTCCCTTGCATTTTTCACGATGGCCAAGGCATCTTTATATTGCTCAATTAGGTCTTGCATTGTACTCACCCCCTGAAAGGGGAGTATCTACTTTTCCAAATGCCTCGCTACATCCACCAACACAGATCGCCGTTCAGCCGGCGGAAGCCGGAGCAAAACATTCAAGATTTCCTTCTTAGCCATCTGACATCGTGTAACTGGCATCTCATTCACAATCATTGCATCAATTGCAACACCGGTTTCAGAACTCACACGACGGCTTGTTCGTATTAGGCGATGTGTTTTTTTCATAATGATTCAACTCCATCTCTTTCCGGTAACCACTCGAGAGCCAGTCTAAGTTGTGTCAGCGTCGTCAGATCGATATCTCCGCTTTGCTCCATAACATCGACAATTGCTTTGACTCGCTCAAGTCGTTCTTTGTAAATCTCATCTTTTCTTTTTAAGTGATAAATTTCCGTAAGTAAGTTGTCTTCGTTGCAACTTGGACATGAATACAATCCGTCATTCCCATCTAATTCGTGAGTAATATCAAAACAGAATCCGCAATCAGGGCACTCAATCACTTTTGCTTGAAATACATTTGCCATTTCTTTTGTAAAAACGAGTTTACCGTCGATCTTTACTGACATTAAAATTCTCCTTTCTAACGCATTATCTACGGAATGTTCATCAATAATCCTCATCGTCTGGATACTTAATAAAATCCTCTGCACATTCAAACAACTCTTCAAAAACACTTTCAATTGCTTCCATAATCGGACTATCGCCTGTATCTGGATCACTGCCGCATACCAATCTCTTAGCAACGTACTTTGCAAAATCTTTTCTGTATCCACGTTTTACTGTTGCATCACGGTAGTTGTTTGGGCTTGCCTCAAACCCTTGAACCAAATTTTTAATTGGAATTTCAATCCTCAACTTGTCATTCGTTACAACTGCAGTAAAGCCTAACGATTCAAATTTATCCATTGTGATACCCCCTGTTATTTCACATCATTGGTCGAATGTGTCTTAGTATTTCAATGCATCCTTGGCTATCTCAACGCATTTATCCCAATATTCGTAGTAGTCTTCTTCCAAAAGCTCCACTATTTCGCTTAACGCTTGCCTAAATATCTTTGACCTGCTTTCGCAAAAAACATCACTCATTTTTTGAATCCCCATCACAACAAACCCATCTTTTACAAATGCCGGGTCGTCCAAGATGTACGTCACTCTCACCAGAAGACCGCTTCCCGTAAAATCCTGCTTATCTGGATCAAACTCCAACAACTTTAGGTAATCCCCAACTTGGTAATCGCGATCTTTTTTACGTATCTCAAATGTTTTACGGCCGTCCCAAACAGCTTGAAAATACTCCGGCCATATTTTCAGTTCGTGGGTCATGGGAACTTTCACCTCATAAGACCTAAATCTCATCCATTTGCTTTCTTTGCCAACGCCCGCTCAAAAGCTTCCATCATGTCTGTCCGCGCCCTCGGAGTGTAAATCCTGTTTTGTTGCATTGCTCTGATTTTTTCTATCTCCGTTCTCAGTTTCTTCATATCGTGGAAGAAGTTTTGATACCGATTCATGAGCGATAATAATGGCTGTAATTGAGCAAGCTGGTCCTTTACCTTACGCCGTTTTATTCGGTTCTCTTTCAATTGTTTTGCCAGCTTATACCCCGAAGCTGCGTCGAACGTAGTAAGTTCAAGTGCATGAGTCAAATCATTATATTCGTTGTCTCGGTATGAAACTTCTGCCTCACACTCTTGGACAACAGAACGGACATTTTGAAACGAGGAAATGAATTGGGATATAATTTGCAATGCATCAATGTTGTTCATTTTTCATCCCTCTTTTCTTTCCTTCCGGCATCTTTAACCAAGTACAACGCCTGCACAGCCTGACCACAACACGGCCGTAAGAAAATCTTTCCTCGCATTCTTCTCCCGGACATATTGGCTCCAGACAGCCTCCGCACTCGTAAACTCTATCCGCAGTCACTAAGCGACGTCGCAATTCAGTCCAGTGCTTCGTCCTTTTGTGCCAGGTATTACCCTGCATATCTCTCACCCTATCTTAGCAACCAACATTTTGTGCCGCTCATCCCATGACGCCACAGCAACAAGCGGCAGATCCCATTCAAGCGTCTTCACAAGTTTGGAGCAACTTGCAACCAATCCGCCAGCCTTTGATGGTCTGAATCTGTAACCACTTTCTTCTGGTGGCAAGGGTCTAATCGCTATTGCCTTTTTCGCAATACCTATTTCTGCCCGGTAAAAACCGCCTTCCGTCATGCTGGTATGCTCGGCAAATTTTTTGGCGGCAAGCGAAGATATAAAGATTGTTCCTTGCTTATAAATTCTGATTCTCATTTCTTTCTTAGATCCGTGTTCCTCTGTGCCGTTTGTCCATCGGAAAAACTTTGGATCAAAACTCCGCACCACATCACTGTTTGGTTTCATCGTTTTGCAACCTCCTCCCCAGGGATCCACTCCCCAACAGCGACCACAACACCAGGACGGGGATTATCATGTTCCCGTTTCTGCCTACCTAACATCACACGCACATATCCTGTTAATTTGCACGGGAGCGGCCTGCGCCGCTCAATACGCGCGTTTTTCTTTCGCCTAGGCATAACCACCACCTCAATATTCAGTCATCATCCTCCGCCTCTTTCACACAGTTCATGCAACAGCCGTATTCCTCGGTCTCAATATGTGTCAGATTAACGCCACATTTTTCGCAGCGGTGGTGTGTCATTTCCTTAGCCTTCTCGATTGCCATCAACAAGCTCATTTCTCTCAGCCTCCGTAATCAGTTCTGCGATTGGAAATGTGCTTCTTGTTTCCTGTCCCAACATCGGCAACTGGCGCGGACGATTTGCCGGTTTACGTGCAATCATGAAATTGCCCCATGTGTCCCGGTGTTCTTCTGTCGGCCCAAAGCCTTTTTCCGTTGCAGGTTCGACCTTTACAAGTGCGTTGCACTCCCGGCATTCGACTTTTTCAATTCCCAACGGCTTATAGAGATTCTTTTTGATACCGCAATTCGGGCACTCCAAACGGAGCTTGTAATGCGGCACGCCTTCCTTGTTCATGATTCCTGTCTTCCAGTGTTCTGGTTCCCGTTCATTTACCTCGATTTGCCGTTTAACCATGATTGCTGGCTCAACCGTTACCGTTGACTGTTCTTTTTTTCTCACTTTTTCATGAACAAACCCAAAGCACTTTTCCAATAACTCAACTATTTGTCCCCAATCCAAATCGTTGATTTTAAACTTCACCGTCTTGTCACCGTTGCGGATGTAGATGTCGACGATCATTGTTTCGCCTCCCTACCTTTCTTCACACAACAGCTCAATCTTTACCTCAATCCTCGGCTTTTGACTGTAGTACTTTTCCGCGACAACCTTGACGACTTGGCTGTCATCTTTCCAGATGACATTTTTTAATGCGTCTTTAATCGACTTCACATAGTTGTCTACGTCCGGCTTGGTGACTGGCCTCAATCGTCCTAACTCCGCCAGCTTCTTTTTCCTCATACTGAAACTTTTCGGGGTGGGACGATATACCTTTATCCAAAGTGAAATAGGGCCTTCCAAAAGCGTTTCAGGTGCGTGTTCTGATGCTGCCAATCGAATATAGTCCTTGTAATCCCTTGATTTTTTTGGGTCGTACATCCTCACGTGCCCGTTTATCACGGTTGCCCTCGGTCGACCCTGGGCAACCGGCTCACCATAAACAACAAACTCAATCACTTTACTACCACCAGCTCAGGCTTGTCCTCCTCAAATTTCATCGAGAGTTGCCTGTGCTCATCCGCTGCTTTCACCAGCTGCTTCACGTCCTCCATCCACAAGCCATAACGCTTAACGACTGCTGAAAACTCCTCCAAATCATGACCGACAATTTTGTACATTGGCCTGTCGTTGTCGTCGTATTTCGGCTCCCCTTCTTTGTTGGTCATTTGTTCAAAGTGGCAAAGTTCGTGATGCACCAGCGCTTCCTTCTGGTGATTTGTCAAGGTATCCCAAATATCTCCGTTCACAATCACAGCCAATTCGGCCCCGGTTTCAAAGCGCTCGAAAGCGGAAAGCACCTTTGCCTGACCAAGTATCATTTTCCCTCTGGACGACCATTGTCCAATTCTGAAACGGCAAAGAATCTTGGCTTCACGCAAATGCTTGAATTCCCTGTTCTGTTTTATCAGTCCATTCACAATATGGCTGACTTCCGGAGCATCAAGATACTTGACTGCCATCGGTTTCCTCTCCCTTCAAGAGATAGTACAGTGGTGATATACGTTGATTTGTGCGAACAATCAAAATGTCAGTCGGATGTTTTAACCGTCTTTCCCTGACAATTTCCCGCGGCTCAATGACAATCCGTTCATGTTCGGGCCTGAATCTATAATCCAAATCAACCATTACGGTGTAATAACCGAGGTTGTAAAAATTCACCTCTGTCACCTTGAACGGAATGTGAAGGACCGCCGGGCAATCAGATACATACCATGTTCCGCGTTGTTCAACGGTCACGTTTCCCGCCCCCTGTCCTTGCCAAGTTCCCAAACAATGCATATTGCTTGAGAAAACTCAGCTCAATTACACCGGTCGGGCCGTTTCGGTTCTTTGCCACAATGATTTCTGCAATCCCAGGCTTGTCATCTGGGTTATAGTACTCTGGTCGATGGATAAACCACACTTGGTCAGCGTCCTGCTCAAGGCTCCCGCTATCACGAAGGTCTGAAAGCATCGGCCGGTGGTCCCCACGTCTCTCGGTGGCCCTACTTAATTGGGACAAGGCAATAACCGGTACACGGAGCTCTTTTGCTAAACCTTTCAACCGTTTGGATATGGCCGAAACAATATCATTCTGTGAGTTATGACCGCGCTCGGGCTTGTCCCCGATAAACTGTAGGTAGTCAATCACGATAAGCGCCAGCCCACTTTCACGCTTTACCTTTCTCGCAATCGAGCGCATGGCACTGGTGGTATTTGCACGGTCATCAATCCGTAAGTCCAATTGCGACAGCTGGATAAGAGCTTGAGCTCCCTTGTCCCATTCCTGCTCAGTCAGCTCCCGCCTTTTCAGTTTCGTGTGAGATAGCTTTGCGTCCGCGCATACATATCTGTCAGCAAGCATCTCTTTCGACATTTCGAGACTGTAAAACAAGACTGTTCCCTTTCCGAGGCCGGCAACGTGACGGGCTATTTGTAGGCTGCAGGCTGTTTTCCCCATGCTTGGCCTGGCAGCCAGCAAAATGTACTCGCCCGGTTCCAGTCCTCCAAGCATCCTGTCGAGGTCTACAAATCCCGTGCTGATTCCCAACACGCCAGGGTTGTTTCGTGTGCTGTACAAATAGTTCCATCGCTCACCCGCGATTTCACCGATTGGTTGCGGACCATCATCAGCAGCTGCCATGGACAGCGACAAGACATGTTGTTCAGCTTTGTCCAGGATGTCGGCTACCTGCTCACTTCTGTCCCTTGCCTTTTCCATCAGGCGTTTACCGAGCATGAATATTTGGCGTCGAATGGCTTCTTCCAGAACCAGTTCAACGTACCTTCCAAACGTTGCGGTTGTTGGCACGGTTCCGGCCAAGTCCGCCAGGTAAGTGATTACCTCCCGATCCTTAAACGCATCATGTTGTGACAGTTCTGCTCCAAGTGTCACAATGTCAACGGGTTTCCCGGATTCCACCTGCTTCAAAATCGTCTCGTAAATGATCCGGTGTGCCACGATGTAGAAGTGCGATGGTTTTAACTTTTCGGCGGCATCATAAATCAGCTCAGGTTCCAGCAATAGCGCTCCGATGACTGACTGTTCCGCTTCCAGGTTGTGAGGACTGTACAGTTCGTTCATACCCCGTCATCCTCATCAGGTTTCCACTTTTGCCAGTAAGGAGGCTCATAGCTGGATTCGTCCGGTTTATCGCTTTCCTGCTGCCACTCTGCAGCTTTCTTGATCCAAGACCTAAACTGTGATCGCGGATTGTGCTTACCTGGTATGAGTGGCTTGTCCAACTTGTAAGTTCGCCACTTCCGCGCTTCCAAAAGCAGTTCAACCGTTGGGTACTCTTCTGCAAGGGTCCGGATTAGCTCTAAGTCCTTGGCCTCGTCAGCGGGATAGTTTTCCACCTTCCACAATTCGGACAGGATGTCCCGCTCATAATCCGAAACTTGAGTTTGAGAAGAATGCAGGGATGATGCATGCGCATCGGATGCATGCAATGCATCCTCTTTCTTTTCCTTTCCTTTCTTTTCTTTTTCTTTCTTTTCTTTTATGGCATTGCTCTCGCAATGCCATTGCATTGCATCCGCATATGCATCTGCATCTGCATTTGCATTGCTTGTGTTTTCACTACTTTGCAGATGCATGGAGCCTTGATTTTTCTGGTTTTTTTCGTCCTTTTTACCCCATCTTGCCTGTGCTGCTTTTCGTGCTTTTTCAGACTTGCTTGTTCGTCCTTCCATCCTCCTAATCAACGATTCACTCCATATAAATTCACCATCTGAACACAACAAATTGAACTCATTTATGCAGTCTGATACGAACTTCTGCGCCTCTTCTGCACTGCATTGCATTTGCATTGCTAACGCATTCCATGTGTATTTCGTGATTTGTAATTTGTAGTCCGATTGCTCGCGTAGCATCTCAATCAGCACCCAATACCTTCCATAACCTTCCATGCCGTAGATGCTACGCATGGCCAAAATATTCGGATCATGTCTGGCATTGCTATCGTGAGAAAAGTAGTAGGCCTCTTTCACTGGACTCACCTGCTCGTATCAAACTGCGTCTCTAAATTGCTCGGTCATCTCTTCGAAGAAGATGGATGGTTCCATTGTCTTGCCTTGATAGGATTCAAAGCAGCTCAAGTACAGTAAATCCTTTGCCCTGGTCATTCCCACGTAGCACAGGCGCCGTTCTTCTGCGCAAGATTCGGGGATGATTATCCCATCCATGTACTGAATTGCATTTTTATGCGGTAGCAGTCCGTTCACCATTCCCGCCAGAAACACGACAGGGAACTCCAATCCTTTGCTCCGGTGGATGGTCATCAACTGCACCGCATTGCGTTCCTCATCCGGTTGCGCGGTCCTCGACTCCATCATTTCCACGAAATCCAAAAACTCCCGGAGCGTGTCATAACGTGATGCTGCGGATTGCAATTCGTTCAGGTTTTCAATCCGGGTGTTGCCCTCGCCCTCTGCATCTCCTTCTTCTCGTTTCAGCCAATCATCGTATTCGGTTGCTTCACGGACCAATTGGATGAGATGCGCCGGCGTCGTATTCTGAGGCGTCGTGTTCTGACTCCGCAAAAACTCTATTATTTGGATAAATTCATTGACACGTTGCTTTTGGAATGGCTTTGCAGGGATTTCACGTAATGCTTGCCAAAAGCTTGTCCCATTTTGGATGGCGTGCATTTCCACTTGTTGTACAAAGACCCGGCCAAGGAACCTGGTTGGAACGTTCAGGATTCGCTTGATGGCTTCCTCGTTACTTTCAGGGTCATGGACCGTCCGAAGGTAAGCGATGATGTCTTTGACTTCTTTCCGGCCATAAAACCCAGCGCTGCCAATGATGACGTATGGGATGTTTTCTTTTACCAAACGGTCTTCAAAAGCACGGCTCTGTGCGTTTGTTCGGTAAAGGATTGCAAAATGTCCGGGCTCCATGCCGTTCTTCATCAACGTCTGAATTTCTTGTACGACCAGCTCCGCTTCGTGCTCTTCATCGCTGGCGTTCATCCGGATTGGCTCCTTTCCGGCAGGCCGATGGGCCAATACCACTTTGGGAAATTGGTCAGTATTGTGACGAATTACCGCATTTGACAGGTCGATGATATGTTTGTTGCAACGATAATTCGTATCCAGGACAATCACCTCTGCATCCGGATACCAGTCCTGAAATCTCACAATGTATTCCGGCCGGGCGCCGCGCCAGCCGTAAATGCTCTGCCAATCGTCCCCGACGACAAACAAATTGTTTTCCGGTTCGGCCAGCATCCGGATGATTTCCCATTGCGCCCGGTTCGTGTCCTGGAATTCGTCCACCAAAATGTATTTGTACCGTTGCTGGTATTTGGCCAGGATGGCCGGGTTTTCAGCCAAAAGGTAGTAGCACCGAATCAGCATATCGTCAAAGTCCAGTTTCCGTTCCCGTTCCTTCCTGGCTTCGTACAGCTCATATAGCCTTGCATAACGATAAGCGTCCATGATTTCAGGATTGATTTTCTTCCGGAACATCGCTGGTGTAATGAGTTCATTTTTCTGATGGCTGATAAAACCAATCGCTGCTGAAATGTCCAGATCCCAATTCAAGCCGTCCGGATTTTTTGGCCCTGGTGGCGCCAGGATGTCTTTCACAAATCGTTTCTGCCAGTATTCATTCAGCAGCTCATATTCCTCTCCCGTATTCCGCCATTCTTCACGTAAAATGCGATAACACATGGAATGAATGGTCCCAAGGTTGAGCAGGTCCGCTTCCCGGCCGATAAGCGGTTCCAGGCGCTCGGCCATCTCCCCGGCTGCTTTCCTCGTAAACGTGCAGGCCATGATGGATTCCGCCGGAATCCCTTTCTCAATGAGGCGTGCAATCCGGTGTGTCAGGACCAGGGTTTTCCCGGATCCTGCTCCGGCAATGACACAACACGGCCCGTCTAAGTGCTCGACAGCTTGTTGCTGTGCATCATTTAGTGTTGTCAATGTTCATCCATCCCCCTTTAAAACGGCAAGTCGTCATCGGAAACCCCGAAAAAGTTATTCACTTCAGGTGGAATTGCTGAGCCGATTTTTCTTCCTCCGCCACGTTTTCTGTTGGTACGGGCTTGTTCACCAGTCGGCGTTCCGGTTGCCGCTTGTCCATCCAGGCGTTTTTGAATGTAGCAGTTTTGATATTCCCCGTTTGTTTTAAGGCGAACCTCAACTTTTACATCGAGCATTTGCTCTAAAACATCTGGTAAGTCAGACAGCTTTGTGATGGGAAATCCCAAACGATAACAATCTTGCTTCACGAACTGCAAACGGTCCGGATCATCGATTGCATGCGTCAGGAAAATGAGCCGCCCTTGGTAATCACCGGTCAGAACCTTGAATGTCGTTTTCCATAGCACTCTTCCGTTTTGTGACTCTTCGATATATGTGGAATCTACGGCCACCTGATAATTACCATCCGGCAACCGAACGTTACCAGACGGATCCACATGAATTTCTTGCCAATCTTGATCAAATTGCTCCAAAAAGGATTTCCAATTCATTTAGAGACAGCCTCCTCGTATTCTTTTTTGAACGTTTGAAAATCTAACGGAAGAACTTCTGGTACCGGGAACCTGCAGCCGGCTTCCCAATATTTGCTTGCCCTAGTGTGGATGACGCGCTGTTCTTCTCCTTCTTCAGTTTCTTCCAGCGTGGCGAATAGGATGATGTCAAGGAACGGATATACAATTTCCCAGGCCTGTTTCGACATGGTTGGCATCCACTTGTCGTATTTCTCTGTCCTTGTACGGATTTCGCGCAAATCAGCATGACTGATCATGAACAAGCCATATGGCAACGAGGCCAGCTTGGTTATGACGCGCATGAACTCGTTTTTGACGATAGCCCAACCTTTCCCCCATTCCATTTCAGACTCGTGGATAATTCCGAGTTTGGCGCACATGTATTGGGAGCAATATTTGAAAAGGTTGTCGACCGTATCAATCACCACGTTTTTAAACGGGTGATCACCGGTAGCAATTTCCTGGCAGAACTGGCAGAAAGTCGGCCAGTCTCCGATGGGGACTTGGTATACTTCAAGGCCGTGAAGACCGTCCTCAGTTGCCGCAAAGATAGGCATGTCCATTTGTGCGGCAAAGCTGGATTTCCCAATCTTGGGTGGACCGTACAGAAGAATGTTTTGGTCTTCAAGCCGGGTTTTCCGCGGTGTTGGTGCAGAGGGTAACAACCTAGCTTGCTGCTTGCTCATCTTCTCCCTCCTCGGCCAGTTCAGGATTGACCATTTGAACTTTGTACATCAATTCGGCGCCTTCCACGCCGCGGCAAAGCGGCATGTATGGGCATCCTCCGAGCTCAGTGCATCGGCTTGTGTTTTTGTAATGAATTCCGGTGCGTTTTGCAAACAAATATTCCTGGCAGAACCCCCACAACTCTTCCTCGAATGCCTTCAAGTCTTCCTGGGATCGATAGAGTTTCAGCTCGGTGAAGTAAAAGTCCTTGCGTGTCTGGTAGTCCTCAATGATGCGCCGTCGGAATTGCTCTAGGGATTCCTTTTTGTTTTGCCGGATGGATGGTTTCCGGACCACCCGGTAAAAAACACCTGATATGTGTATTCCCAGGTACCGCTGCAATCCATAGATGTAAGTGGTAATCTGGGTATCCAAATCTAATCTGTCTATATAGGCTTGTCCAATTTGGCTGGCGGTTTTATACTCAACAATCCACCAGCTGCCATCATCCAACTGCACCAGTTCATCCGTTTTCCCAGCCAAACGAAATGACCGGGATGGCGCTCCTGTTTCCGGGTTGATAATGGGAATCTCGAATTTGAGCTCCCGCTTTCCGTTTTCAAATGCCGGCCACGTTTCCAATGCGCCCCTAACCATTGCCTCAACAATGACCTTGGCCGTCTCAAGTTCGTCTACGTCCGCTTGGTCAAACGTGTGTACCTGTTTCTCCAGGTAGGCCAGGGCCATTTCGACCGAACGTGTTTCCATTCCAACGTGGAACGCCCCGCCGATATTCAACGACTGCTTTTTCTGAATGGGAACCAGCCGCCGGATGTTCCGCCAATAGTCTGCCTTTGGGCAGTTTTTCCGGGTCTGGATCCTGGTGTGTGTCAGGATTTCCACTGGATTCCCTCCTTTGTGCTATAATGGGCATTAGGTATATTTGTTGTTTTGCTCGCTTTTTCAGCGGGCTTTTTTATTTCCTCGGGATAATTCATTTGCATTTGCCAACGTACCGGACTGCCTTCCGGTGCCACTTCGTACACACAAGCTGGGCACATGTCCTGATTGTTGTAGGTGACGTGGTTTGCAAACGAAATCTTTTTGCCGCACCGTGTGCACCGCATTACACCAACCCCACCACGTCACCACGGAATCGGTGGCCGGGCTCAAGGCGCCGATCCCACCGGTGCATGGATGGCACCCACTGGGAATCAGCAATGGTACGAAGTGGCACATTGAACGAAAGCGTGACGCTTCTCAACAGCAGGCCGAGACCAAACAAGTGGAACGTTACCGGCCTTTTCACCGCTCAACCTCCTCTCACAGTTTCAAAATCTCCTTTTGCAACTCAGGATTTTTCCAGATTTCGAGCAGATGCTTTTTGTACTCTTGAATGTCTGCTTCCGTTGCACCACGACGCCGACGACGATTGATAACGCGCTTAATAGCCACTAAGAGGTCGTTGTATTCCTTCATCTTGCATGCCCCATTTTTTGCCGACTTCTAGCCGCTGCAACGGCCAGCCGCAGCATCCGCTCTTCTTGGCTCATCCGGCGCCATTCCCCGGCCTTGACGACCATCGGTATCACCCCTTTCTGAGTGGTTGAGCAATGTCCTTGACATCCTTTCAGCATCATCCAAGATTTTTTGAAACTCTTCCTTGGGAACCGGAATGCTACCACGCATGGCCATTGTTTCCCCCGGAGTATTGTTGATTTCCCCAGCAACGAACAGGTAAAATTGTCTGGAAGATTCTCCGATGAACCGCAAAATTTCCCGATAATCTTCGAATGAATAATCCTCAACCTCAATGGAAAAACGAAGCTTTGCCTTTGTTCCTTGCGGAAACTCTTTGCAAAAAACTTTTGTCAGGGCTTCTGGTTTGCCAGAAACTTTTTTTGTTTCCATGTCACTCTCCCCTTTCCAATGGAATTGCAGGTGTCCACTTGTACCCGGCGGCCACAAGGCGGTTGTTCAGCGCGGCCTTATAGGCCATCAGCCGCTTGAACCTGTACTGGTTGCGACGGCTTTTTTGGCGCGAGTATGCGGCCGCCTTCTTCGTATAGAATTGAATGCGGCGGATGTGGTCGGTCACTGTTACCCCTCCTTTCTAAGCGGTTGGTAGTTTTGTTCTTCCTGCTCTCGAATCCACCGGTCCAACCTTGCTGTGCTGAACAGATAACGCGGGTTTTTGGAACCATCGGACCCGTAAACACGGTGAGGAATCTTTTTTTCCCGGCACAATCGACGCAATGTGTATTCAGACATGTGCAGGTACTCACATGCTTCTGAAAATGTAAGAGTGCGGTCGGGCTTGATGTTCAATTCTGCCCGAAGTTCTTCTAGTATTTCTTCTTTGAGTTGCTGGCGAAGCTGAGTAATAGCTTGATTGAATAAGAATTCCACTGACACGCTCACAAACAAGCCTCCTTTCTTGTAGGATTTTGGCCTCATCCTGTCGAAATAGGCCCTAAAGAAAGGGGGTGAATTAGGACTTAAAATCCTCCCTGTAGAAACATGAGAATGAGAAGGGAGGTGTTAAATTGTGAATTTAATTGACGTTTTAAAAGGTTTAAATCCTAAACCTGTGTTGGAATACGGAACAGTTATTTTATTCAGCGACATTCTCGATGCTTGCAAATTATACGGGCAAGACAACCCTGATATCGTTAAAGCAAAACTAATAGAACTTGAAAAACATGGATTAATTACTTTGGTCTACGACAAACTGGGATATGAATTACTAATTGGTGTAAAACCGTTTAGTTGATGAGGTGTTTTAGAACACCTCTTCTTTTTGTTTTTGCAACTTAACCAAGATGTACAATTCACCCTCTAAAGTCTCTATTGTTCGTGCGATAGCCCATTCTTTGCTCATTACCAGCTTCTCTGCCTTTTCAGGGTCAGTTGTGAATATGGTTGCCGCTTTAACAAATTTCTCGGGTAGTTCCAAGTTCGTTGCCCTCCTTACCTACTTGCCGCCTTAGCCGCTTGTTGTTCTCGTTTCAACCGGTCAATGATGTAAACTTGTCCCTTTGGTGTCACCCGCGTGGTTCGGAAAATCATGTGGCCGGCGACTGTTTCTTTGCCGCTTTGGACCACTTCAAAATAACCAGCGTCGATAGCGTGCTGGTAAGGTTCGGTAGAATGCGGCATGATAAGACCCCACTCGCGCAACTTCTTGTAAAGCCGGTTTTGACCAATGGTGATACCCTGCTTCGATGCAACCTTGGCCAATTCCCGGACCAAAATGCTGTCTTTCGAAGCAAGGCAGGTTTCAGCGAATCCGACCAGTGGTTTTTGTTCTTCCAGCTTTTGTTCAGCCTCAATGCGTTTGGCCCGTTCCTCTTTCAGTTTGGTAGCCAACTGAATGAGGAAATCCGGTTCGTTAAGGGCCCGCTCCAGCGTTTCTTGCGTAAAGTAGGCGCCGTGTTTGCGGATGGATGGGAGGACTTCGCCGGTTACCCACCTTTTGAATGCTTTGGCCTTCTCCCGGATTTCCGGGTTGTTTCCCTGGCGAGCGGCACCGAAAATGAGGGAATATAGGCCGGATTCGTTGATGAATTTCTTTTGTTGTTCTCTACCGAGCGAATCGATGACTCCGTAGACGGCGGAGTCATCTGCATCAACGTGGTTGGAAATAGCATCATGCGGCTTCGCAAATGACAACGCCTTAGCTGCTTCCGTTGCTCCAAACCATTCAACCCCATTCACGACAATTACAGGCAATTCCCCAAACATCTGGTGAGTGAAAACTTGTGGGGTGTTCATAAAATCACTCCTTGTTACACATACTCCAAACTAAAATCATTTTTTAGGGATAAAATTTGATTTTAGTTTAGGGCATATTTAAATTAAGTACCGCAAAAAATGGTTGCGGAAAATCAAATTTAGGTATATAATCCATGTAGTTAATCAAATTTAATTTTAGTTAGTCGCGTAAATAAAACTCCGGATCATGTAAATCTGGGAATAGTTCTTTACTAGGTACTCCAAAATAATGTTCAAATCTGATCAGTAGCTTTGTTCCCGGAACTGAACGACCATTTTCGATTTCACGAAGATGAGTTTCGGTAATATTAAGATCTTGTGCTACTTTACGTTGAGTCCCCTTCTGCTGTCTTAATTGTTTCAGTAGTAATCGTGGGTGGTGTGTTTTTACCGACATATAACGAAATCACCTCCTTGTGGATTACTATACCACTAAAATTATATTTGAGCAATACCCGTTTATTAAAATTTCATTTGTGGGGGTGTAAATTTTGAATGTCTTACCCCAAAGACTAAAAGAGTATAGGTTGAAAAGAGGTTTTACGCAGGCGCAAATTGCTGAAAAACTTAATATGACAGAAGCAAATTATTCAAGTTATGAAAGAGGAAAAAGTATACCGCCGAGTGATAAACTAAATGACATTGCATCTATTTTAAATGTATCTGTAGATTATTTACTTGGTCGAACAAACGATCCCGAGCCTAATTTTGAATTTGATGAAGAAGTTAGAAGCCTGGCAAGAGATATTCAAAATCTAGACTCACAACATCGCGATGCATTGAAATTGATCATTAAATCAATGAGAAATCGGGGGAAAGAAGCATTGGAGGACTAAGCATCGATGCGGTTTCCTACAAAATCTAGATATAAAAAAGTTGCTAAAACTGTATGTGAATTTTTTATCAAAGAAAATATAACATTTTTTCCGATAAATCCATTTGAAATTATATCGAGAAATAAATGGGGGCTAATAACTTACTCAGAACTGGCCCGAGAAACAAATCTTACTATAGACCAAATTATTGAGACGGTACAAAGCGAAGATGGATACACGATTTGGGATGGTACAAATTATACGATCGCATACAACGATAAAGTCACTCCTCCAAATCGGATTAGATTTACTTTAATGCATGAAATAGGTCATATTTATTTAAATCATTTAATCGATTTTGATGAAACAATATTAAATCGCAGTAAATTAACATACGAAAAATACAGAATATTAGAAAACGAAGCGAATGCTTTTGCTCGTAACACTCTTGCTCCGGCTATAATTGTTAACAGAATTAAGACGTTAAAAGGTAACTTATCAGTTCAACTTTTAATGAACATATTTCAAATAACACAAAAAGCAGCCAAAACAAGATTAGATTTATTACTTTTAGACAGAAAATATAATTTTAAATACATACTGTTTTATCTTAGCCGCTTTAGATCGTTTATTAATCAGGTTTCTAATTCACTTTGGTGTCGTAATTGTAATTATACTTTTTCAATAGCAAACGCTAATTATTGTCCAATATGTGGAAACAGCAGATTGGAAAAAAATTACTCATATTTGAAAGGTGGGACTACGATGATTTATTACGGCATTGAACTAGATGAAAATCATAGAGCAAAAAAATGCCCAGTATGTGAAAATGAAATAATCGTAGGAGATTATTGTCAAATTTGTGGAACATATCTCGTCAATAGATGTACAGGATTTCGAGACGAACCTTTTAATAGGTATCAAGGTCCATGGCATATCGATTTCGAAGATAGTTGCGGACAGTATTTAAGTGGAGAAGCAAGATTTTGTCATGTATGTGGATCTACATCTACATTTTATGAGTCAGGATTATTAAAGGGGTGGAAAGAAGAGATAGAATCAAACATCGACATTTCAGAGGAAGATTTACCTTTTTAATACCCCATCTTTCTAACATGGGGGACGCTAAAACAAAAGAATCATCAAGGAGGGACAAGCCTATGGCTTCTATTGAGAAACGCGGGCAAAACACATGGAGATTGACAGTGGAACTTGGCACAGGACCGGATGGCAAAAGAATTCGCCGACGGAAAACAATCAAAATCGAGGACAAAGCTCTACTCAAAACCACAAAAAAATTGAGAGAGTACCTCGAACAAGAATGGCTCAAATTCAAGATGGAAGTGGAAGGCGGAGAATACGTCAAGCCTGAAAAAATGACATTCTCCGCCTTTGTAGAGGAATGGCGTGAAAAATATGCACACAAACATTTGTCGTACAGTACACTTTACACTTACGAAAAAAACCTTAAAAATAGAATTTTACCGGCGCTAGGACATTTAAGATTAGATGAAATCAAACCTCTTCATATTTTGAATTATTTACAATCACTTGAACAAGAAGGAAGTAGAAAAGATGGCAAAGCAGGTTGTTTGTCATCGGGAACTATTCAAATTAACCATAGAATTATCAAAAATATTCTTTCGCGTGCTGTTGAATGGAAACTTATCAAGAGCAATCCGGCAGCAGGAGTAAAAAAACCAAAAGTCGAGTACAAAGTAAATTTGCCATACGATGAACAAGAAGTTCAACAACTTTTTCAAGCATTACAAAATGAGCCGTTTCATTGGCGCATGATGGTGACTCTCGCATTAACGACTGGTCTCCGTCGCGGCGAACTTCTTGGACTTGAATGGAAACACGTTGATTGGAAGGAAGGTATTATCAGCGTCGAACAAATTCTCGTTTACGCTGTAAAAGGAAAAGTCATCATTAAGGAACCAAAAACAAAGAATTCCAAGCGTAAAGTTGCACTGCCGCCATCCGTTTTAGAAGAACTGAAGGAATATTATGCTTATCGTATTAAAGAACGGGCTGCCTTACAAGGCGCATGGAAAGGTTGCAAAGATGAAAATGGGAAGGAGTACCACCTGATATTCAGCCATCCAGATGGCACCCCATTCCATCAAGAACGCCCATATCAATGGTTTCGTGATTTCATTAAGAGAAACGGATTGCGCTATATCCGTTTTCATGATTTACGTCATACTTCTGCCACATTACTTATAAATCAAGGTGTGCATGCCAAAATTATATCCGAACGATTGGGCCATAGTAACATCACAACAACAATGAATATTTACGGTCACGCTCTTAAATCAGCGGATAAAGCGGCAGCGGAAAAATTTGAAAACATCCTCCCTCTGAAAAAAGCGCCTCTATAACTCGTCCCCAATTTGTCCCCAATATTCACTTGTACGTTTCAATTTCCCTTATAAATCAAGGTTACTACGCACTCCACATGCACCGTGTGGGGAAACAT